GAGGAAAATGTTGTATTTGTAGATAAAGAATTAGCACACATTGTTAAAACCTTTTATCCAGACATTCGCAAAGTATTGAACAATGTTCAAGCATGTATTAGAGACTCAAAGTTAAGCATTGAAGGTAAAAGTTTTACAAAGTCAAATTATGTTAAAGAAATTGTTGACTTAGTATTCAATAAAAACAAAGACTCATTTCAAAAAGTAAGACAAATTGTAGCAGATAATGGTACTAAAGACTTTACTGAAATTTATAGAGCTTTATATGATGCTACTTCTAGTGCTCAACAAATAATTATTATCGCTGAAGGCATACATAATAGTGTAAATTCACCTGATCGTGAAATTACATTTATGTCTACTATCAGTAAACTATTGTAAAATTTTATATCAAATAATATGAATACCCCTAAATTAAACGTATCGCTAGACAAAACAGTTCCTATTGTGTGTGAAAAATGTGAAAACCAAACATTTTCAGAAGCTGTTATTTTAAGAAAAGTAAGTAGATTTTTGACAGGACAATCGGTAGATGGTTTAGTTCCAATTCCTATTTTTTGTTGTACAAGTTGTGGACATGTAAACGATGAGTTCATGCCAGCTGAATTAAGAAAAACAAATGACTCCGTTTGATTGGGTAAAACAAATCACAGTTGAAAAACGTGAATGGAATAGTTTTACTGAAGAAGAACAAAGTAATTTCAATCCATTCATTATAAATAAAGCACTTAGTTTCAATAAAGACTACATTCAAGTTGTTGAAATGGCTATGGTATATCCAATGCCTCCTCAAAAACTATATGAATTTTACAGAGACGTCATTCCTAAAAAACCAATTTGGAGTAAGTGGGTAAAAGGTCAAGTAAATTTTGATGAAGAAGAGTTAAAATTTATTAGTGAATACTTTGAATGTAGCCAACGTGAATCAAAAGACATAGTAAATCTTTTGGATTCTCAAGTTAAAGATGTTATACTATTAGAAGTTAAAGGTTTGAAAGATGACAAAAAGAAGCGACGTGTACAACGTAACAATAGAAAAGAGTAATAGCCAAAGTGAAAAACCTAAAGTAGATAGTGTTGTTCAAACTATCGTTGAACGATTTGAATCAAGAGCGGCTTTTGGAAGACAAAAATACGGTACTGATTTAGACAGAACTGATCTAAGTGTATTAGATTGGATTCAACACATTCAAGATGAGTTACATGACGGTATTCTTTATTTAGAAAAATTAAAACAGGTTTTGAATGGCAAAGTGGAAGAATCCAATAAGTAAAATCAAGTTGCATGAAGTTAATTATGCAACTGATAAAACTGTATCATACAGCCAATATGCTACTTGGAGAGCTTGTAATTATCAATGGTACTTAGCATATGCGCAAAATAATGCTGTTTATAGCCAAAGCATTCATACTGTATTTGGTACTGCCATCCATAATACTCTTCAGTATTACATTGATTACATATTCAACATTTCTGGTAAAAAAGCTGATGAGATTGATTTGGAAAGTTATTTCAAAACTCAACTTACGGAAGAATACAAAAAGGGACTTATTCAAAATAAAAACCAACAATACTCCACACCAGACGAACTAAGAGAATTTTATGAAGATGGTTGTGAAATTATTAAAGCATTTAAGAAAGACAGAGTAAAGTGGTTTGGTTTAAGAGGTTGGAGATTAATTGGATGTGAAGTTCCTATTATTTACCCAATAGCTGAAAAAAGTAATTTATTCATGAAAGGTTACATTGATCTTGTTTTGTATGATGAAAAATACGATCGATATTACATTTATGACATTAAAACCAGTACTAGAGGTTGGGGTGATAAAGAAAAGAAAAACCAAACTAAAATGCAACAAATTTTACTCTATAAAAAGTTTTATAGTGAATTATATGGAGTAGATAAAGATAAAATTCATGTTGAGTTTATTGTTGTAAAACGAAAAGTTTGGGACAGTCCTGATTTTATTGTTCCTAGAACTCAAACCGTTACACCAGCAAGTGGTAAAACTAAAATGAAACAAGCTGAAAATGATTTTCAACAGTTTCTAAATGAATGTTTTACAAATGATGGAAAATATATTTTTGATAAAGAGTATCCTATGAACATAAGTAAAGACACTTGTACTTGGTGTCCTTTTAGTACTAATGGGCTTTGCAATAAAGGAGAAAAAAAAGTTACATTTTTTGCATAGAGACATAAATACGGATATATTTATTATTAAACAATATAATAAAATTTATGGCAACACCAGCAAAAGACAAAACACTTACTAGTTTAAAACTAGAACCCCAAGAATTTGATGATTTCAAAGTTATGTGTGTAAGAACAAAATTTTCTTTATCTAAATTAGTCGATCGTGCAATGCATTTGTATAATAATGACGAGAGCTTTAGAAAATTAATGCACAGTTATAAACACGAAGTTACCGGTTCCGCAATTTAATTAAATGAAAACAAGTTATATTCCAAAAGACAAACGTAAAAAGATTTTACTGTTAGGTGATGATCTTAGAATGCATAGTGGTGTAGCTACTATGTTACGAGAAATCGTTACAAAAACATCAAACCATTTTAACTGGATCCAATTAGCAGGAGCTATTAATCATCCTGAACAAGGAAAAAAGTTTGACTTAAGTCAAGCAACAAGAGACCAATTTGGCATTGAAGATGCTGATATTTCTCTTATTCCTATCAATGGTTATGGCAGCCCTCAGTTGATTAGAGACATGATTAAGATTGAAAAACCAGATGTTTTAATGATGATGACAGATCCACGTTATTATGTTTGGTTGTTTCAAATTGAAAATGAAGTAAGAAAACACATTCCTATTGTTTACTTAAACATTTGGGATGATTATCCTGCACCTCTTTACAATGAAGACTTTTACAGATCTTGTGATGGTTTTGCAGCAATTAGTAAACAAACTAAAAATATTAATAGAATCGTTTTAGGAGATGATGCTAAAAATAAAGTAATTAAATATGTTCCTCACGGAATTGACCATGGAATATTTAGACCTTTAACTGAATCAGATCCAGATTGGTCAAACTTCCAATCTTATAAAAAACGAGTTTTTGGAGATAAAGAATATGACTTTGTTTGGTATTATAATGCTCGCAATATTCGTCGTAAACAAACTTCTGACATGTTTGCAGCTTGGAATCAGTTCTGTGAAACAATAGGTCCTGAAAAAAGTAAAAAATGTTGTTTCTTACTTCATACTCAAATTTCTGATGAAAATGGAACCAATTTAGGAGCTGTTAAAGATTTGTTGATTGATGAAGAAAAACATGGAGATATTGTTTTTTGGGACAGTATAGTTTCTCCTCAAGAAATGAATTTCTTATACAACATGTCTGATTTGACTAGTTTATTGTCTTCAAATGAAGGTTGGGGATTATCACTTACTGAAGCTATGATGTGTGGTAAGATGATTATGGCTACAGTAACTGGTGGAATGCAAGATCAAATGAGATTTACAGATGAAGATGGAAATTGGATTGAATTTGATGACAATTTCTGTTCAAATCATTTTGGAACTTATAAAACACATGGTGAATGGGCAATTCCATTATATCCAGCTTGTATGAGTATTCAAGGTAGTGTTCCTACTCCTTATATTTTTGATGATCGTTGTGATTTTAGAGATGCTGCTAAAGGATTAGTACAAGCATTTGAAATGGGTAAAGAAGAAAGAAATCGTAGAGGAATGTTAGGTCGTGAATGGGGTACAAGTGATGAAGCATTAATGACTGCTGAAAATATGGCTAAAAATATGGCTGATTGTATTGAAGCAACATTAGATAATTTTAAACCCCGCAAACCATACACATTTACAAAAGTAGAAGAATTACCAAAGAAAAAATTAAGACACAAATTAGTATATTAAGTTATGAAACAAAAACAATATGTAGTTATTAGTTGTCCTATAGACACATACAGTGGATATGGTTCACGAGCACGTGATTTTGTAAAAGCCACTGTTGAAGCAAAAAAGGATGATTGGGATGTTTGGGTAATGCCACAACGATGGGGTGAAACACCTTGGGGATATATTCAAGATCATAAAGAAGAATGGGGATGGTTAGAACCAAAAATATTACCTTTTCAGCAACCCCTTACTCAAAAACCAGATGTTTGG